GTCGTAGACTTTCTGGGTATGGTGACCGCCCGAGTCCTGGCATGCGGCCATGATCTCGAACGGGCGCCCGTCAGCCCGGCGCCAGATGCGCTTGAGGAATGCGTCGAGCCGGTTCCACGGCTCGGGAGTCTCCATGTCACCCTCGATCACCTCGTAGGCAATCGACCACGACTCCTCGTTCGCGCCCCACCCCACGACCTCAACCTCAAATCGATCGTCCTGGGTATCGATGCCGACCGTCAACACGGCTACGCCGTCGGGCACTTCCGCCGCCCAGGTCTCGCCGCGCGCGGCCAGCTTCGTCTCGTTCAGCGCCTTGTCGCCGCGGTCTTCGTACGGCTCGCCCAGAACCAGGTTGATGAACGTCTGGCGCAGGAGCGGGTCGTCCTTGACGCGCAGCCACTCGGCGACGAGGTTGCGCCAGGAGGCATTCGGGAACAGCGAGTAGCCGGCCCAGATATGAAAGCTCGCATGACCCTTGAACGGGCGCGCGGCGATCCAACGGCCGGCCGCCACCATGTCCGGCTTGTCGTCGTCCTTGATAATGCAGCCGGTAACCTTGCAAACGTAGTAGACCGACTCCGGAATCCCGGCCCCGTTCTCGTCCTTGTCCCATTTCATACCGTGAGGGGTATCCGGACCGCCCCACTCCAGCACCTGATATTCACCGCAGTGTGGGCACGGCACGTGGTAGCGCCGCTGGTCACCCTCGAGGAACGACTTTTCGATGCGTGAATCACCCTTGACCGTCGGCGTGCTGCCGATGACGATCTTTCGGTTCCAGAACGTCTCCGCGCGCTTGGCACCCAGGGCTAGCTGGTCACCTTCGGCGCCCGCGCCGCCCACCGGGTAGCCGTCGACCTCATCGAACAGGACGACGCGCGCCGTGATCCGCCGGAAGCCGCCAGGGCTGTTCGCGCCCACGAACGTAATGCTCGAGCCGTTCCTCAGCACCTTCTTCAGGATGGTCTGACCACTGTCCTTGGCCTTCGCGTCGCCGGCCAGCTCGGCCAGCACCGGGGTATCGCGCAGCATCGGCACGATTTCGGTCTTGCTGTAGTCTTCCGCGTCCTCTACCCGCGGCTGAACGACAAGGATCGGTGCCGGGTCCTGGTGCAGGTAAAAGCCGACGACATGGTCGAGAATCTTGGTGTAGCCGACCCGCGCCGACTTGATGACCGACACCATCTCGACAGTCGGGTCGGTGATGGCATCCATGATGCCATTCTGATAAGGAAATGCCCTGAACCTGCCGGTCTGGGCGCTCGTCTCCTTCGACAGGACCGCATAACGGTCGGCCCACTGGCTCAGGGTCAGCTTTGGCGGTGGCTGCAGGTTCTTGAGCCGGGCTTTGCCCAGCTCTTGACGGAAGATGGACAGGCCATGCGCATATCGGCTAGCTTCCTCCATCTTTGGTCAGTTCCTCGAGTGCTTCCGTGATCAGTTCCTGCAGCACGTCCTGCACCTCGGTGACGGTCTTGAGCCGATGGATGCGCGGGGCATGCTCGGCCGGGATCGACAGCAGGCGCGTGCGCACCTTGGCATACTCCTCACCGACGGCCGCCGCGACCAGGGCCGCCTCGACCACCAGGCCGGCCTCCTTGTCGTAGTTGAGCTGGGCTGCCAGGGCCAGGTAGTTTTCCTTGACGCGCCGGGCCTCTTCGATCGTCATGTTGGCGCCGGAGGCCAGCATGATCCGCGTAACGGCCTGCTCGGTCGTCTCGCCCGCGCGCGCCGCTGGTAACGCAGGTAACGTGTTACCCCCGTTACTCGAATCGTTACCTCCCTTGAGGCCCACGGCCCGATATTTCTGCAAACGCGCATCGGAGGGTTCGACGTCGACGCCCCCATCCGCCAGGACGATTTTTCCCTCTTGTTTCCACTGGGTGACGGTCTTCTTGCTGACGCCGCGCAGGCGCGCATATTCGGCTTGCGAGACGATCGTCATGCGTTACCTCGTTACCCAAATTTGAAATTTTTTTAGCTAGCGACAACCCGGGGCGCGCAATGCCCTCGGGACAGGAATCCCCGGGAAGGACCCGTCGGCCATCCGCGCTATCGCGCCGTGCGCAGGGCAGCCGCCAGCGCGTCCTCGAAATCGCCCTGCAGATGCGCGTCGATCACCTTCCGGGCGGTTCTGCCGAACTCCAGACGCTTGTTCACGGGCAGCGCATCGCCGAAACGAATCAACAACTTGAGCGTCGCAGTCGGGCCCTGGTTCAATCCGCGGAGCCGACGGCCATTCGCCGCCACCAGCTTCCGGCCAGGCGCTGTCACCCGTTGCCACACGCCGTTGACCGGGCCGGCCTTGGTCTTGACGATACCGATGAAGATGTCCGGCCGCGCCTTCAGCTTCGCGAGCGTCGCACGTGGCAGCTGCCCATACTGGTTGAGCTTGATGTCCTTCGGGTTCAGCAGCGCGCGACTGTTCAGGAAGTGCTTGCCGCCCTCCTCGTACGGTTGCAGGTACTTCGCCGCGATGTCCTTCACGAATACCGCCGCCGTCAGATTGGCCTTGTTGGCGCGGCTGATGCCGATGGAGTTCTGTGTGAATGGCGTCGGCTTCGTGAACTTGTCGCGGATGTTCTGCTGCTCGACCGGCTTTACGCGGCCCGCGACCTTGTTCAGGGCCTGGGCCGTCGCGAACGGCATTTGCTGCCGGGCGATCCGATCCAGACTGGCGGTGATCTCCTTGATGTTCGAACTGACATCGATCTTGAGCATCCGCTATCCCGTCACGTACAACGAGCCGGATCCATATTCGGGAAGAATGATGGTCTGGCCGGCACTCGTTTGCACTGTGCACGTCGGCGTGTAGATCACGCCAGGCACGTGCGCGGAGAAGAGTTCACTCACCTTTGCGCCTGAAATCGTGCAGCGATTTTGCATCATCGCGTTCGGATTCGGGTCATCGCCGCTCGATACAGCATTCGACCAACTCGCAGATATGATCGTTTCTCCTGGCGCTAGGGCCGGGCCGAAATCAATGGTGAGCACCTCTACCTCAGTCACACGCATCGGGGAAAAATTCGACTTCCATCCCGATATGTAAAGCATGCGGGGATTGATCGGAAGCGGCGGCATCGAGGCGCCAAGCACGTTGAACGTGCCGACGAAGTCCTGCGACACCGACGACACCGACGACAGCACGTCAAACGTGCCAACAAGGTCTCTCGATACCATCCCCAACACATCAAACGCGCCGGGGAAATCATTCGTCACGCTCCCCAGCACGTCGAATGTGCCGGCAAAGTCTCTGATCACCTTCGCCAACACGTCGAATGTGCCGGGAAAATCGCTCGTCACAACCCCGAGCACGTCGAAGGTGCCCGCGAAGTTCTGCGACACCGAGCCCAGCACGTCGAACGTACATGTAAAGTTTTGCGACACCGTCCCCAGCACATCGAAGCTGCCGACGAAGTCCTTCGTGACGCCACTCAGCACATCAAATGTACCGACCAAGTCAGCCGTAACCGTGGTCGTGCCGGCGCCTGGGCTGTCGCCGAGCGCGGTGGCGCCAAGTGCGTTGTAGCCGAACATGGGACGCCTTTACTGGTGAATGTTGAACACCGACACCGTGTACGGGACGATGGATGACGTCGCATACAGGTGCTTCCCATCCGGTGACGGGAAGCACCAATCCGGTCCGATACTACTTGCCGTCGTCGTGTAGTTTGGCGAGGCGCGGACCCGTGCCGGGAATTTCGCCGTCAGCTGGCCGAACGTACCTGACGCCGGGTTATTGTCCCGCGTGAACTGGTCAATCAGGCACGCATCACTGCCTGCCACGTACACGTTGGCCCCGTCCGGCGATACCTGCACGCACCATGGGCCTGAGCTCACACCGGTGTAGTTGGCAAGTTGCGTCAGCGAGCCGTCGCTCTGGTTGATGGTGTACGCGGTGACCGCGCCCTTGTCGCAAGCGACGTACAGGTGCCGGTCGTCCGGAGAGATACACAGCCAGGCAGGCTGGCCCGTGGGCGACGCGATCGAAGCCTGCACCGAGTTGATCGACAACTGCCCGTAGGTTCCCGAGCCCGAATTGTTGTCTCGGACCAGGCAGCAGATCTGCGGTGATGTCGTGGTGAAGTTACCCACGTACAGGTATTTGCCGGCGATGCCGCTGGAGCCGTTTTTCGTGATGGCGATGTGGATAGGGTGGTCACAACCGGTCGGCGTAATACTCGCCTGCCCAGTAAGAGTAGTCACCTTGCCGTACGTCCCGGAGCCGGAGTTGTTGTCGCGCGCGAAGCAATAGACCTTCGAGTCCGCGTTGGCAGCAGCGTAAATGTGCGCTCCGTCTGGCGAGATACAGGCCGAGCTGGCGTTGGAGCTCGACGTTCCCACCGTGATGTTAGGTGCCGCGGCGAATGAACTGAGGGCGCCGGTGGTCGAGTTCCGGTTAAACGTCTTGATTTCACTGGTACTGCCATACACTACATGGATGTGCGCCGCGTCGGGCGACTCAACCAGGTATTGGCAGCCGTACCCAGCGCACATCGGCGCAAGGGCGTCCAGTCGCGTCAGCGCACCCGTGATCGAGTCCCTGGCGAATGCTGTTACCGCATTCGGCTGGATCGTGTTGGCCGAGTAGACGTGCTTGCCGTCAGCGGTAACGAAAACCCGGTCCGGGTGGTTGTTCGACCCGCTATAGCTGCCGCCGTCCGTCCAGCTGATCAGGGACAAGGTGCCGGGACCTGGAGGCGTCGGAACGCCCGCGTTAGCAGGAAAATTTCCTCGACGGCGTGCCATTACGCATACCCCACGCAACGCCACAGGGAATCGAGCGAGTTCCACGTGAACGAAACGGACATCTGCGTACCGCTCGTCAGGCTGGTCGGCTTCGTGATCGACGAATCCTCGAACTTGGCGCCCCATGCGATCGTGGCATTTGCCGTCGGCTTGAAGTGGAACGTGATTTGCTCGCCATGGTTAGGCGTGCCGGTCAGGTTCGTGGTCATCGACGTGATGTTGCCGGACACCGGGTTGAGGATGACCTCGTCGTAGTTGTCCGTATTGATGGTCGGCGTCGCGCTGAATGCCAGCGTCGTCACGCGCGGCACGGCGCGCTTGTTCGTCAGCGTGACGGTGTTCTCGGAGTCGACGGCGTAAGCGGCCGGGTAGACGACCGTGACATCCTTGCTGCCCGAGGCGAAGGTGACGGCGGAGCCCGCATTGCTGCTGGAGATCAGGCCGTTGCGCGTGAGCACGCCGCCCGACAGCGTGTAGTAGCCGACCTCCCAAGCGCCCGCCGAGTCCGGCCCGACCTTGATCGGGATACGCGTCGTGCCGTCGGCGTAGGCCGAGGTGAATGCCTGGTAGTTCGCCACCGCACCACCCGGCGTGAAAGACGCCGTGCTGGTGACGCTCGTCGTCTCCTTTACGTTGTCTTTGTAGTTCACGCTGCGGTGCTCCCGGAAACGCGCACGGTGTAGCTGTCGCCAGTGATGGCCGGGCAACCAGCGCTGACGGTGCGACGCAGCCAGACGGCACGATGCTGTCCAGCCGGGATGTCACCCAACGTGATGGGGCCGGCGCCAAAGGTCACACCAGACGGCGCCGTACCTTCATCTGCGACGGTCTGCTCGGTGCCGTTCACGGCACTTGTTCCGAGACCGATATCGACAATGGTCGTGCCATCCGGCGTGTCGACCTGGATGTTGGCGGTGGCGCTGAGCAGCGTGAGCGAGGCATGGGCGTTGTGCACGTACACGCAACGGTATTCCACATCGCCGGCCGCCGCCTCCGCCGCGCTGACGGTGTCGAACACGCCTGCCGGCGCTACGGTCGACGACTTGACGCCGCCGAGTGATGCCAGTGCAGAGGAATTGCCGGCGCCGCCAGAAAGCCGTTGGATGATGTCGGTCGATTGAATTGCCATGTCGTTCTTTCATTATTCAGCGAGCCGCATAGCGATGTACGCCTGCAGTTCGGCGTCGGACTGGCCGACTATGTTTTCGGGGAAGAGTGCAATCGAGCCGGATCGGCTCATAACAACAACCACAAGCGTGCCTGGCACGGCAGCTTCAGCGCGAATGTTTGCGATCCAAACATCCGCCTCACAGCGCGCGCGGTGCACGATCAGTCAATCCCGCCGTGCGAGATGCCGTAGAACTTCGCGATCTCATCTGGCTCATACACGCGCCTGGCGCACGGTGGCAGCCTCGATGTTCGCTCCATGTGATCCCTATGCGCGCGGGCGACACGTTCACGCATCCAGCCATCAAAGTCGAAAGGCTCAGGAAGGCTGCGTGCCAGCTCCACGAACGTCATGCCAGCGGTGCCACATCCCTTCGCACGCAGGATCGCTTTTGCCTCCTCGCAGTCGACGAGGTGCGCGGCGATCGTGTTCAGCCGCTCAATGTCCGCGACCTTGCATTCGTTCGCCTTATCACCCAGCACGGCGCGCAGGATCTCGGCGAGGTAGACGTCTGCCGGGCCTTTCATGCTACGGCCCGCATGCGATCGATTACCGCGTCTTCGCGGCGCACCTGCTCCATCAGCCTCAGCCAAATCACCTCAGCCTCGAGACTCATACGCATGGCGTACCTCATGAATAAAAAAATGCCGCCGGCGCATTGCTGCGACAGGCGGCGAAAGTCCAGGAACGAGAGCGAACCCAGAGGAGACAGGTTGCGGCGGGCACCACCCAGAGGCCTAGTCAGGGCAGACGCTGGGGCGCAGATGCGCAGAGCACCCACCACACAAAGCCCGCAGCCATCATCCGCACACGCGGAACGTGATTGTCAGGCTTAGGCTTTGTGTGGAGGCCGGTTACAGCGTCCGGCGACGTAGCGCGCTGGGTTGCGCTCGCCTGTTCTGGCCGATGCCAGTTCAAATTCCGTGTCGTCTATGGTGCCGTCTTCTGAGTGTCGCCGGGCGGGCGCTCCGGCACTCATCGGGCAACTGTGATCCCGTGCGCGTTTCGTCGCGCTTCTACGTGATGACCAGGCTCAAATCGGGTTAGGTCTTCATGGCGGCCTCACAAAAAAGGCATTGGGAATAAACAAAAATGCTTGCATTGATAAACGTTTTTGTTTATTATAACCACATCGACAACACGAAAGGAGGTGCGGTGAAACAGAGCGAGTTTGTAAGGTGGTTGAAGCAGCAGGGAGCGATAACCAAGGAAGGTAAAAGCCACTTGAAAATCTACCTGAACGGCGAACAAACCATCCTACCGAGACACCCAAGCAAGGAGTTGAAACAGCCCCTTGTCGAGGGAGTGAAAAAGAAACTGAAACTCAAGTGAGGCAGGCCCCGAAAGGGGCTTGCAGCACAGCACCGCACCGAGTACGCACCTTGAAAGGGCACTACTATGAAATATCCAGCAACCTTTACCCCGGCCGATGAAGGCGGGTTCGTTGTGACGTTCCGCGACATCCCGGAAGCGATCACCCAAGGCGATGACGAGGCCGAAGCGCTCGATATGGCCGCCGACGCGCTGCTGACTGCGATGGACTTCTATTTTGAAGACCGGCGCCCCGTCCCTCTACCGTCTGAAGCGGTCGAGGGTGAGCGCCTTATCGAGCTTCCGTTGAGCGCATCTGCTAAGGTTCTGCTCTTGAATGAGATGCTGACCCAGAAAGTGCGCCCAGTCGATCTGGCGCGGCTTATGGGGATCAAGCCGCAAGAGGTCAACCGCATCGTCGATCTTGAGCACGCGACGAAGATCGATACGCTTGCAGCAGCGTTTAAGGCGGTTGGCCGTGAACTGGATCTTACCGTTCGATAGCTCGACTCCATTTATTGGCGTGCAGTGGTGCGAATTCCTCACCAGTGATGGGGAATGCGCACCACGCCGGCCGACGAACCCCAAGGCTATCTGCACAAGTGGGCCGTAAACGACAAAACCCGCCGACGTGGCGGGTTGTTTCAGTTCCTGCGGACGAACGCCGGCTTTACTGCTGGCCGGACTGCTCGACTGCCTCGGGTGACGTTGGCGCCGTAGCGCGCATTACGTGGATCGAGGGAACTGTAGATGAGGACTTAAGTTTACGCGTGTTTCGCAAGCAATTCAAGTGCCTTCTTGCTCCATATCCTAAAATCTCCTAAGAGCTTCCTCCGCCAGCTTGTACATGCGCTCAGCCGCCTCGCGCGCCTCTTTTGCAAACGTATCCGCGTTGCCAGTCTGGCCTAGATCTTGGCGCATGCGGAGCACTGTTTGAACGCCGAGATCCAGTAGCGATTTCATGGCCGGGAGAGACTGCAACGCGTAGCTTCTATGCAGTTCGGACGCCTTGCGGTTAACCGATGCCAGCTTTTCTCCTTCCTGCTCAAAGAGCGAATTTAATACCTCGTAACGTCGCTGCAAGCCTGCGGCTCGTATATCGTTTCGTTCGCCGCTTTCGAGGATTGCCCCAGAGGCCAGAGTTACTCGCTCGATTTCGGCTAAATGCTTTTCCCGAAGCTTTGTGTGCACATCGGCAATCCCCCGAAGCGCGGCAATTTCCATTGCCACGGGCGCAAAACGAATATATATAGAACTGCACTCAACAGAGAGTTTATGCACGACAATGGCGGTCTCCTGATCCGAAATCAGGCCCAACTTCCCCGCAGAAGATGCCAACTGTCCTAACGGTTTACTTTTCCCTATCTCATCAATAGTGAGATTCGGCAAGGTAGAAAGGAACTTCAGTGCATCGTTATACTCAGCAACCACCGGAAGATAAACCTCGCGCCTCAACGCCATCGTTCGTTCCCGAGATTTTTCCTCCGACTCATGCACACGCTGTGCCTTAGCACGCGCAACGCTCCAGCGCTCAGTAAGCGCTGCCGTAAGTAGGGCAATGAGGGAGCCCCATACGGCACCAAAAACTGTTCCCCACACCGCTCCGGGAACCTGGGCGAGAGCGGAAACCGATCCCATACTCATAAATAATCTTGCCTCAAGAAAAATCTAAGGCTAGCACAACTATTCAGGCAGCGCGGCGCAATCTTGATGCAGCTCGTGCGCCATGCGCCTGATACAACCCCTCCAATTCGGACACCATGTCTTTGATGCGCTCTACTTCGAGCGCGCCGCCGGCGATCGGCTCGCGCCCCGACCCAGAACAGTGCGAGCAGGCACGGCCAGCCGCGATCTTCGTGCCGTTGCATACCTCGCACTCACCTTGCAGCCAGTGGGCGAGCGACACGCGCGCGATCTTCTCGTAGATGCCGTGTGCCGCCTTGATGTCCCATTCGTGCTTGATCTTAAGCCACTGACGATCCAAACCTTTTTGTACAACGAGCTTCGTCCAGGCCCGCAGCAGCACGGCCAAGTTATGATTCCCGGCCTCGAACGTCTTGTGCTGGATGCCGTCGGCGTACTTCGCGCGCGCCAAGAGCGAGCCGAGCACCTCGCCGGATCCGCCCGTCAGGTCCGCCAGCGCGGCAGCTGCGAGCGCATCCGTCTTGTGGTGCAGCTCGTCGTCCCTCAGGTCCGACGTGTTGAGCGATTGAAGGTACTTTTCGACGAACATGGCTTGCTCCTTGGAATGGGGAGAAGCTTAGCACTCAGCAGTATTTTTGCAGGCTGCTACGACATTTTCCAAATCACAATGTGACCTACTGATTCTGCTCATCAAGCAAAATTTGCTCTACAATAAATTTTTCACCGCGTCGGTCAACATGATGGATATTTTTCAGAGAACTTTGGATGCTCACGACAAAAACCTTGATCGCATAGATGCGGAGACGCTGCGTGCGGACTCGCATACCACCGAGGGTCTCAAGGCTCTAATCACTCTGCATGGCGGCGGCTGTGTGGCTATGCTCGGATTTATGCAGGCACTGCTCACCAAGGATAAGACATCAATATTCACCGCCTATAAGTACTACGGGGAGAATGCGCTCCTGTTTTTCGCTATAGGACTTGTCATCGCAGCCTTGATGCCGGCCGCTCGAGTGCTCGACGCACACCATTCCATTGCAAATCTACTCGGCGCCAGCGGCCACCACTGGTGGGCTCGCGCTTCGTACGCGCTGTGGGGGTTGTCATGGGTTGCATTTATTATCGGACTAGCTTTTGTCGGCCGTGGTATTGATCTCGCTGTGATCTAGTGACAAAGTGGCCCGATACACCGACGCCTTCGGCATTTATGCGACATTCCCGACCTCATTCACCTGCCAACCGCCGCCATCTTTTTTCGGGCGCGTACGGATAACGAAGAACCGCATCGGGTACAGGTCTGACGCAACCTTGATCTTCACATTTGCATCGTCTTGCATGTAACCTTTGACCTCATGCATTTCCAACGCCCCGTCAGCCAACATAACGGCGAAATCCGGCGTATAAAAAGTGTTGTCGGCAAGCCGAAGCTTGATGCCTTCGAACTTGTACCACACCACCTCGCCGGCGGCGCGGCGCTGCTCTAGCGTCGCCGCGTACGCCTGCTCAGTCTTGTTCATGGCGCCGACCTTGAGCCGGCCCAAGGCCTGCAAGCCTCGCTTCACTGGCCTACCCCAATCGATGCCGCGAGAAGCTTCACTTCCGGAAGGCGGGCCCACACTTCAGGGAACTGTGCGCGCGCCTGAGCCATGAGCTCTTCCGGCGCGATGGTCAATGACGGCGCGTAGAACACGCTGTTGCTGCCACTGCGGCTGTCGACGGTGTAGTCCCAGAACGCCAGTGCGGTGACGCCCCAAGCTTCCA